TTCATAATTAAAGTATTTTATTGCTTCCTTTAAATTTAAGTTGTATGTTTCCCATCCATCAACGAAGCAGTTAATTTCCCACTCATTATCTTTGAGCCTTAGTACTTCCTTTGTAGATAATAGAATTTTAATGTCTTTGTGTTCTCCTATTGTCATACTTATTAATTTAGTTTTAATTTGTTCTTTTATCATCTTATTATGTATTTAGTTAAATATTTTATCTAGTTCAGGCGCTATATATGTATAAAAATCATCCTCTTTTTTTCTTGATGCGTGTAAACTTGCTAGAGTTTCAGAGTTTAAATTCTCTAAGGTGTAGCCGTATTCGTTTGCAATCTCTATTGATTCGGCTAGGCTTGTATCATGTTTTTTTAAGTATTCCATAGCTCTATAATAGTATATTATTTCAACATCAAAAAATCCGTTATCCTGCAATTCTTCCTGTATTTGGTCGGCGTCATAGTCTCCTAACTCATCAGGGCAACCAAGGTATTCGGTTGCATCTTCTCCTAGATGCTCAAGGCTTAACGCTTTGAGAGTGTCCCGCATTAGTTCGTTTTTTGCGTGTTCTCTGTCCGCTTCTGATTCTTTCCAATTTATCGGGTTGCTTGGGTCCTGCTGTGTGTGTGTGTCCATTTTATTTGTTTTTAGTTAGTTAATTAATTTATTGTTATTGTATCTATGAAGGGGAATAGTTCGCATAAGCCAATGTAAAGGGCAGTCATAATACATAAAGTTATAATAGTAAAGAGTATATTCTCTGTTCTTTTGTGTCTTATGTCCTTAATGTTTTGAACTTTGTAATTATATTTCCCCTCTTGAAAGTAATTATTTTTTATAAAAAATCTTTCTTTTTCTTCTTTGTTTAAGTAAATACTAGATTTTGTTTTTAGATTTGTGATTTTATAATTTTGCATTTTGTTTTTTTAAAGGTTAATAAAATATATTATTATTGCAGCGGGTAAGCTTAACAAATAAATAATATTAAAAATATTTTCTTTTGTTGTTTCTGTGTTTTGTGTTTTTGTGTTCATAGTTTTATTAATTGTTAAAGGTTAAAGTTATTTTGCAATTCTTTTATTAATTCTTTTATTTGTTCTTTGTTTATCGTTATATGCGAGAAGCTGTTGCTCTGGTCAAAATTACTAATATTTAAAGATAATTTTTTTACCTCTTTACCTCCCCAGAAACTACTTAAAGATAGTTCTATTCCTCTCATTTGGTTTGTGCTTTCGCTTTGAAAGGTTCCCTTAATACTTTTTAATTCTTTTGACATAGTTTTATTTTTATTTATTTATTAATAATTTGGTAAATGGTAAAGCTTAATAAGGAAATGAATCCGCCCGTATAAATTAAAGTTGTTAAAGTGTTGAGTAATTTTGACATAATGTTTTTTTAGTTTTAGTTAGTAGATTAATTCTTTGACAAAGATACAATAAAAAAACCTACATGCAAATTATTTGCAACAAATATATAAATATATTGTAGTTTATAATGATTCTAAATAAGACCTTATAATATTACAATATATAGGAACGCCCGCACGTAATAACAAAATTTTTGAATTGACAATATAAAAAAGATTAAATTTATTAACAATTATATTATATCAAATAATTTTAAAAAAAAGAAAAACACTATTTATTTCTTTTATAAAGTCGCCTTAAATAGCAGACTCAACAGTTTCAAGCAGACTCAACAGTTTCAAGGCATTTTCAACACGAAAAAAATATTCTTTAAAATAAAGAAAAGTTTATAAAAAAAAATAAAAAAAAAGTTTTTAAAAATAAAATAAAATAAAATTGTCTTGTTTATCCATCAATTTAAAAGACAAGGAGTCCTATTACAATATGAGTATCAGGTAGATACCCTAGCCTATTAATAGGAAATAAATTGCAGTTGCATTGTTATGTAATTGTAGTGAGCCGAATAAGAATCTTAATCAGCCTTTAGGAATTACTTTAGGTAGGTCTTTAGTCTTAGTATCTTATTTATAATTGATTGGCTTACCTTATAATTAATAGCTAACTGATGCTGAGTATAAAGTCCCTTAGCGTACTCTAATCTAATAAGCCCTGCTTCCTCTAAGGTGAACTTCCTCTTAGCATAGCCACCACCTCTCCTGTCCTTCCTGTCGTATAAATTTACACTCATATTGTTTTATTAAAGTAGGCATCTATTACTGCCAATGATTCATCTAACCCTTTGGTAACTCTAGCACAATAGCCCTGTTCGTTAAGGTATGCTATCCATTCTTTCTGTTCTTTAGTTGGGTATGATTTCTTATCCTTTTTTATTTCAAGGAATAATCCATGATCCCCCCCCCCCCTCCTAGTACCCCCCTCCCCCTCCATCCCATCTACTCCCCTCTCCATAGGAACGCAAATTTGGAGATCAGGAAATCCTTTTACATATCCAGTAGCTTTAGCTTTAACAGCTTGCTTGAATGAGGTTCTTATACCGCCTAAACTAGCACAGTACATTGCCTTAGGGTATTTAAGCTTTAGGTACTTGACTACGCTTTTTTGTACTTCTTCTTCTTGATTTCTCAATTTTCTTAGTGTTAATTGATTGTTTAATTTCTTTACGAATATCCATAATTTTATTATAGACTTTGATTTCTAACTCTCCAATATCTAATCCAAGTTCAATTATTTCTTCTTGAGCTTCTCTTAGCATTAGGTTTAGGTATATGCAGTATAACAACGCAACTGAAAATAATATAATTTCCATAATTTTATTTTTTAATAATTAGTGTTTCCATATTGACCTTGAATGTAAATGTTTTTAAATGTTATATCCATCTCTTTTTGCTTTGACTTAGCCTGCCTTAACATTTTTTCATGTAGTGATTTATCTTTCTTTATTATCTCTATGTCATTAGTCAAAACAAATGTATCAATTTTTAAATATTTATAAGGTCTAGCTGAATTTTTCTTACGATAGCCATACTCTACTATAACCCTAAAGATAGGGCTAGACAAACTCTTTTAGTTTTTCTTTCTCAATCATCCTTTTAGTTATTATGTTAATAGTCTTAGTAATTGGCTTGAAGTATATATCCTTTCATCTCCTGCATATTCATTATAGATACAAGTAAAGTTATCATCTTCCCATATCCATAAGGAATTTACATTGTTCTTGATGTGTCCTCTTAATACCCACTTGATTGTTTTGTATGTTCTTTCCACCATATTATTTATTCTTTAGTTCCTCTATTTTCTCTAACTCAAACTCTAAATGAGCTATTGCTTTTGTAATACACTCCACAGGAGATGCGTGTTTTTTTTCACAACGGAGTAAATATGTTGTGGCTGTACCGATATTATAGGATAAGTCAAATCCTGAAACAACCTTTCTTGCTTCGTACCCATTGTTACCTATGTAGTAGTGTGGTATTCTATGGTCTTTCATTAATCCTATCATTTTCTAAAGCTCCTGTTCTAGTCTCATGTTTCTTTATGTTATCTTTTAGATTTTTATTTCTATCCTTTATAATTTTTAATTTTATAAAATCTTTAACAAACTTTAATTCTAAAAACAAAAAGAGTGCAACCAGTACAATAATAATTTCCATAATAATTAATTTAGTCATTTATTTTCATCAAATGTAGTACAAAAATATGCTTCTAAGATACATAATATTATAATTATTCCCCATACTATTGTTAATATCTTCATTTCCTTAGACTTTTACCCTTCATAAATACAACTAAACATAGTCTTTTTATCCTGTCGTATATCCTCTCTCCATATCTTTCTTTAATAGCATTAGCATCTAAATTAGAAGTAAGTAATAATAATTTTAAATGATCTTCAGCTTCAAATATAGCATTTTCTACTGCATCTATCTTAGTTCCATAGTCATTTATTATTTCTTCTGTGCCTATATCATCAACTACAATGAATGGTGTTTTGTATTCTGTAATCTTATGTAACTTCCTAGCAGGTATAGGTTTAAGTATCTTTCCTTTCTTAGCATTAAAGATTAATGGCAATACACCTGTGATGATTACTGACTTCCCTCTGCCACAATTACCAATTAGAAACAATCCCTTTCCCTTAGTGTCAGATAGCCAATGTGCAATAGTATCATATTCAGGTAGGTGCTGATATTTATCAATAGTTTTATCTACTAACATAAACGCTTCTTTAAATAAAGACAAGCACTCCTCATAAGTCCCAAAGCTATATCTCTGATAATCCCTAACTTTTATATGAGTTGCGTTCTTTAATGTTTCTTCTAATGTTCTCATATTAAAATTTATTATAATCTTTATTAGCTAATTGTTTTCTACCTGTATTATCCTTAACTGAGTTTTTCTCCCAAGTCCTTACACAAGCCTTCCAATCTTTCATCTTTACCTTTCCTACCATCCAACCTTTGCTTTCATAAAAATCTATAAATGTATCAGGGCATACTTTATTATTTCTATCTGTGCAGTATTCATATACCTCATCTGCTGTAGGTTGCTTAAAACGCTTTATAATAGGCTTCTTGACGACTATACCATCCTTGTCTAATAAAGACACTCCCTCTACATCATTAGGATCAATTCCTTTAATATTATACACATCATATTTGTCTAGTGATTTTATAACTGACTGATGTACTCTTGAGTTTTCGTTTAGATTTACATATTGAAAGTCAATAAAGCTTGGAATAAACCATTTGTTTCCACCATCAAATATTACTATATGACTAGCCATTACAGTTACAGCTTCAGCTTCAGTTATCTTACTTCCTATTCTTATTGATGCTACCTCAAAATCAGTTTCCCATATACCTGCATGGGTACAGTCATCTAATATGTATAACCAAAATAGTTTATACTTAGGAGATAATCCTCTTATAAAGCCTTTCTTCCATTTGTCTGAATCGGTCAATCTCTTTGCCATTGTGTTTTGATTTATAGTTAGTTGTAAAAGGAAGGAGTAGCAGTTGTGAGACTTGAACTCACTCTATTATAGGCTGCCATTACTACTACCCCAACCTGTATTTAATATTTAGAAAGGTAAATCATCATCTACCTTTGGCTTGTCTGCTGTTACGTTTTTTGGTGGCTCATAAGTATTTTCATAGGCATAGTGAGTTGCTCCTTTCTCTGAAGGCTCTCTCCTTTCTGCTATTGTAATATTTACCCAACCTCTTTTAGACATCTTTTGCAAATCATCCATCTTGAAGCTTGCATTAAATAATTCTCCATACTGAGTAGTTACCTTTTTGATACTACTTACTACATAATTTTTGTCTGCCATGTTTTTGTTTTTTAATTTTTAATTTGTATTCGTTTTTCTTTTCTATTAAACTATTAAGTCTTGCGGATAATAAATCCATTTTTCTTTCAACTGAAAGAACTTCATGTTCGTAATAATTTTCATTTAAATAAAACATAGATTCTATTTCTTCATAATTATTTTTATAAGATTTTAAAATCCTTACAAAGTTATCGTGAATTTTAGTATTATGAACTATTGTTGCATGGTTTTTATTAAGTATTTTTCCTATTTGATGAAATGTTAATCCAAAAACATTTCTTAATATTCCACAATAAAGCCTTCTAGGGTCTATTATAACTCTTTTCCTACTCTTAGACAGTATAGAAGTCCACTTAACATTATACCTAGAGCATATCTCATGTATTACTTGATCATCTCTTTCTTTAGTATGCTCTAGTTTATATCTATTCATGATGATTCCCTCCTAAAGATTCAACTACTTTAAAATTAGATTCTCCATCAAGTACAATAAGCTCATCTTTCAAATCTATTTCTATAATATCAATAATATCTTTGACTCCTATATTTAAAAATGTAGATAATCTCTGCATTTGATAATACCTTAAATGATAAGGGTTATCTAAATACTTCTCTATTGTTGATCCTTTAATATTTAATATCCTTCCAAAACTCTGCTTAGATATTCCTCTAATCCTTAATATTGCTTCAAGTTCATTTCTTGAAGTCCTTACTTTTTCATAATCATTTTTCATTTTAATATTTTTTTTCGTTAAACATTCCATTTTTTCTCATAGCTTCGTATTGGTGCTTTGGGTCAGAGTGAACTTCATTTTCTTTTATATGCCTAATGATTTTATCTGCATCTATATCGTGAAGAATATCTAAAGAGTTAAGTATTTCATTCTGTTCCCAATTAGGAATTGAAGTGTAATGTAAGAGGTTCTCAATATATCCTATCTTCCACATCTCTGCTTCCAATGGTTTTCCATCAAGAACCTCATCCATCCAATCCATTAGTCAGCCATTTCATCTTGTCCGAATACTCCTTGCTCATAGAATCCTGCAATCTTTAGAACAACTCTTGACATAGCTCTTTTCTCAGCCATAGCAACAGGGAACTTCTTAGCTCCTCCCATTAAGTTATTATCTGCAGCCTCACCAAAGCTCATCATATTTCTAACATCATGTTCTCCTTTACCTGTTCTCATACTAGCAGTAGCTCTTAGAACCACCCACTCAGGAGTCATTGTAACAGGCTCATAAGCTACCTGAATGTTTTGTCTTGAAACAATCTTATCTATTCCTGACCTTTTAATAATTACAAAACCTCTTGGGTCTTTATGTACATCCTCCTTAACTAAACCATTCGCTAGGAATAATCTTTTTAGAGTTTCTTCTTTGGTTTCTTTTACCATTACTGCTTCTTCTACATTTACTTTTTTCACTTTATTATTGATTTGGTTAATACTCTCTTTTGGTTCTAAGTTATATTGCATTTCTTCTTGCATTTTGATAAATTCTTCTTTCATTCTTCCCATAGCTATTGTATTATTGAGTTAATAAAATTGTTTATCCTAGAATCAAAGTTTGTTTCATCTCCTTTGATAATCTTGTACTCTACAATATTGGCATTTTTAGTAGTCCCATCTGATTTCTTGTACCTAGTAGGCACATCTAATGGTTTAGATTCTATCCTATGACCTTGTTTTTTGAGAGAATAAATTATGCTTGATAATCTGTAAGCACCATATTCATTAATGGCTTCTTTTTGTGTTAGCCTTCTACCATTTTTTAAGTGTTGTAGAATATCACTCGTTTGTGTTTTTAACATCGTGTTTTAATTTTAGTTAGTAGTTAGTCTTTCTTAAATTCTATGCAAATAAACAATTAATTTATTAACCCACCAAAATATTTACAATGTTTTTTTAAAATAATGTTAGAAAAGTTGATATTTAACCTAGTTTTTATCTTTAACCATAACTTTAACTTTAGCTTTAGCTTTATCTTTAATGGTATATAATACCATTAGATAAGGGTTTATAAAGGGTTTGTTAAGGGTTTAAATTAAGGCCAAATAACTACAATCATATTCTAAAAATAATGTGTTAATCTTGCTACTTGACCGCTTTCTTTATCGTGAACGAAAGCTTCACAAGCTCTAGGTACTCCGCAGAATCCTTTTCCTGAGTGCCATGAATCTGCAGAAGATGGACTTCTCATATATTCAACTGTAACACCTATATAATCTTTAGCATCTAAGTATTTGTGTTTAATTTTATGATGTAAATGATGCAGATACCAATACCTATGAGTTGTTTCTGACCATTCTTTTGGCTTTTCATTAGCCATTAACAAAGGTAATTTATCCATTTTAGCACCATCTCCATGCTCTAATCCTATTAAATTCAATCCGTAGACATAATATTTACGAGCTGAAACACTAACATCAAACTTAACATCATCAGCTTTTCTGAACCAAGATTTTAATGTGTGAGCTAAGTGAAATCCACTTTGATAATCGTGATTACTCATACTATGTAACACATCTACAGGAGCAATTTCTCTTAACATCTCTACGCATTTAACATAAAGCATTAAAGCAATCTCATAATGCTCCCACCACTTACCATCTGTATCTTGAAATGTACCTCTTGTTGTACTTGACATCACATTATCGGTGTGAAGTATATCATTACCAATACAGAATAACACTTTATCTATATCAAAACCTTCAGCCTTTTTTATAAGCCCTTGTACCCCCTCTAAAACACGCATAACAGCAGTTTCACAGTCATATTCTTCTCCTGTTTCTAATGCACTAGCATATTTCCCAATATGAATATCTGCAGGATTTATTACAAGTAAATGATTTCCTTTTTTTCTTTTGATTTTTTCATAGTCAGGAGAATATCCTTCTATAAATTTATTTACATTATCAAATATTTGATTTTCATCTAATCCGCAATCTTCTTTTGTTACTATTGAAAACCTTAAATCACCACTAGCTGATTGCCAATGCTTTACAGAAACAACATCTTTCTTTTCTATACCTCTCTCTAATAAGTGTATATCTAAAGCTGTATTGTTATTTATGTTATCTACTGAACTTGCTCTATTCTTATATATCAGATTTTCTTCATCTGTAGATAGTCTTAACCTTCTTCCATATTCTTTCATATTCAAATTTAATAAAAATTACTATAGATACAAAAAAAAAGTGAGAAGTTATTAACCTCTCACTCTTAACTACTAACTATCCAACAATGAAAACACTCATAGAAGGACTACAAACATACACTATTTTTTTGATGCATCAGCTATTCCTTGACCTAAAATTAGGACGAGGATTGCGTGATATAAATCTTCTGCTGTTGCTATTGAAACTCCCATTAGCTGAACTAATGCAGGAACTACTACAGCACTAATTGCATACCAAAACTTTTTACTTTTTAACATTTGTTTAATTAACCAATTTTTCATTTTTCTTTTTTTAAATTAATAATAGTGCCAAATAATATCTTGACTCTTATTTTTATCTGTGTCCAAATGTATGAAATTTTTACCAATACCAATTCTTTTGAACCCTACTTTTATTGCAGATTGAATTATTTTGTATCTGCAAGATGAATCTTTAATGTGTATATCTGCCGCATTACAAGGAATATTTGTGTGAGATGAGTTTTTAACACCACCTACCTTAGTATTATGTTTAGGTGTCCTATAACCTGAGTTTATTTTAAAAGGTACTCCTGCTAACTCCCTAGCCTCATCTAGTTTAGCCAAGAATGAAAGACACATATTTTCCCCTGAGCCACTATCACTAGGACAGTCAAATTCTGATAATTTAAAATGTTTAATATTCATGTTTCTAAGTCTATCATTATACCATTTACCTTCCTTGCCCTCTGTATTTTTTTCTATATCCATTTTGTCTTTTTGAGGCATTTTTTGAATGAATCCCCTTCCTTTTTTTAGTGCTATTTGAATTAAAAGAAGTATTAATTTTAGCCATCTTACTTCTTTTTTGATAGCTTGTAAAACTTATATATTGTAAAAACTATAGCTAAAGAGGTGGAGATAAATAAAAGATAGTCATTACACTCACTTAAACTTAATCCCAATACACCCCCATTTGCAATCAAAACCTCTGTTGTATCTTTCATTGTGTTTTTCATTATCTTAAAAACTAGATGTTAGTATTTCTATATTCATAAATATGTCTGATCCTGCTACCCCTTCCTTTACCATAGGGAATATAATGTCTCCTGCTAATAAAGCAGGTGTTGTAATAGTAGTATCAAGCACTCTAACCATCTTATTATTATTAGAAAGCCCTGTAACTGTAACCTCACTTACAATGGTAGGTACAAGATTAGTTGTTACTCCCTCTGCAGGAGTTATTTTACAAAGAGCAATAGTTACAGTATTTCCACCACTACTAGTAATCCAACCACTAATAGAAGTAACATTAGTATTAGCAGTAATAAGATGACCTTGACCCATTCTAAAAGCATTAGTAACACTAACAATACCTGCAGGAACAGTAGTGAAACCATAATCTTTTGCTATTTCGTAAGGTGATTTAGTATCTGCAATATCTTCACCAAATTGATAATTTAATATTCCTGTTAAAAATCCCTGCATCTTATAATAAGTAACACCAATATTAACATTAGATGTCCACTCTAAATTACCATCATTAAAACCAGGAGTACCAATACCTTTAGTTAATACTGTCTCATTACTAGCAGATTCAAATCCTTTAGGAAGGTGTCTATTAGCACTTGATAAATTTTTATGTTCGTTTGCAGCCATTTTATTTTATTTTAACAATTACAGTTTGACTCTCCTCTTAAATAAGGATTACCACAACTAAAACAACCATCTATTCCATTATAACCATATATACTATCATAAAATATCATACCATGATTTTTATATGTATCACTCATGCTCTTAGGTCTATTACTAGCAAATGTAGGGTATAATCCTGTTTGGTCAGTTCCATTCAAAAAATCCATCATATCATTAGCAAATATTTCTGCCTTTCTATATGTGTCTTGTTTAAATGTATTGTATGTATCTTGACTTATTATCCTTGAAAATTCATCTATATTATTAACAACACCACTAGATGATATATTACTCATAATATCATTAACCACTTCAAATCTAACAAACCAAGATAAGCAATCCTCAAGATAGTAAGTCATAAAAGCCTGATTATCAACAGTTAATGTTCCGTTATTGTGTTGTAGTTTTAATTCTGCATAAAACTTTTCTCCTAGTAATGGTCTTATGTGAGCTAGTTCAGACAAAACAATAGTGTTTTCTGAAACTAATATGGGGTCAGTATTCTTATTAGTAAAGGTCTTTTCAATTACTTCTCCTGCAGATACTAGCGTTATATATTGTCTTGTATTACCCATATCTTATTGTTCTATAGTTATTTCTTTTTCATCATCAAAATCTCCATCTCCATCATCATCTCTCTGTGTTACTATAATCTCTCTATCAGCAACAAACATATCTCCATCCTCCAACATTGGTAAGTCCTCATCAATTAAAGCTCTCTGTTCGTTTATAGTTAGAATCTGCTTAATATCAACATCATTAGCATAAGAGATTGGTGGATCATAATGTATCTTTAAATCACTAGGGTCATAACCCATTTCATTATAAAGAACTGTTCTTATTCCATTTAGAATTAACTCTGAAGTATCTCTGATAACTGTAGTCATTACCAAGTCATAAGCAATTCTAATCTCACTTCCTGTGTTGTTCATTTTCCCTGAACTAACAATACCTGATAATGATGGTTGCCATCTGTTAGCAGTAATGATATTTTGGTCAGTAATTTGCTGCAAATCAATCCAACTACCCTCTTGGTCATCTTTAATGATTTGAACATTTGCAGGAGATGTATCTCCATTCTTTACTATAAATAATATCTTACCATTATTACCTTCTCCTACAAACTTTTTCTGAGCTTCATGTACCATTTTCTGAGCTTCCTCCTCTCCCATATCTCCACTAATCTCAACGATTGCAGATGGCTGAAATCCATTTAAGAATTTAGTATGATTCCATTTACCAATCTCGTAATCAACACAGATATGCTCTAGTGCAGCCACATAGTCAGGAAGTCCGTAAAAGTTAAATGTAGGCTCGTAATCCTTATAGTGAATTACAAACTTGTTATGTGCTACTCTAGGATATATAGGTAGTCTTTTTATTTTTTTATCTTGATTCCAGTATTTACACCAATCAGGGTTTACATAAACCTCTTTTTTGCTTTTTGACATTCTTACAGTAGTAGCATCTAAATGATAAAGATTTACACCTCCATCATAAACAACACACTCCATATAAGCATTACCAAAAGTATAGTAATCATCAGCTAATTTCTTAAAAACATCTCTTAAAGATTCTTTATCAGCATTTACATCTTCAATAAATTCTCTTAGAGATTCATCTTCACAAACAAATTTTGCACCACTTGTAAATACTGTTTTTTGAGCCAACACACTTCTATGTGTAGATGACTTTCTTTTTAATTCAGCTAGATACTGAGGAAATAAGTTGTCATCTCCGAAAGGAACCCAATCATTATTAAGGGTTTTAAGGTCTTTTACTTCTGTTATACTAGGAGGTACAGTTAAATCAAATACTCCAAACTCAAAGGTATTACTCTTTTGAGTGTTTCTTTTTACCTGACTTTTCTTTACTTTCTTTTCCAGGCTTTTCGGTGTTGATTTTTTCATTAGTTTTATCTATTTTGTCTATACAATCAGTTATATTCAATTCCTCGTAAGCGTAAGCTAAATCAGCTTGACTTAATTCGGTTCTAAAATCTACACTTTTCTTTCCTGCTAGTCTAACTCCTTTAACAACCTTACTGTTTAATTTGTATTCTGCCATTTCTAAATATATATTTATCAAAACTACATTATTTTCTTTATTACAATCACACATATTAAAAAAGATATTAATAAGAAAGTGTTATTAACTAACACTCTCTTATTTTATCTAAATAATTATACTGTTGTTGTAAGACCTAAACCATCTGCATCAAGAGCTATTGTCCCTGCATAGTTTCTAGGTGTTTCAAATGATCTACAAGTAATAGTAACTGTAACTCCTATCTCATCAGAAAAAGCTGTACCTGTACCTCCATCTATAGAAGCTAAAGTAGCATACTGTTGAGTTCTTGCAGCATTATCATCATTATATAAAGTATGAGAAAGTCCAATCACTTTATTACTTGCAAAAGCTGCTGAAGGAGTTGTTGTTCCTGATGTAGCATCATTGTTATCTATTACCATAACCATTAAACATTTACCTCCTTCAAAGTCATGAAGCCCTTTAAATTGAGCTGCAGTAAGACCTGGTATAAACCAAGAAACTGTAGACTCAAAAGTAGTAAACTCTTTGCCTTCATTTGTAGCTGCTACAGTTAAAGAAGAAGATTCAATTCTACTTTCAAAAACCCCCCAATTTGCTGCTACAGGACCTACTCCTTGTATTGAAGTTATATCATGAGGTGTATCATTAAAAACCACTATATCTGTACTTACCCATTCTCTAATTGCTATTAGCCTTGTCCCTCCTACTGCTTGTAGGTCAGAACAATTTATTGCCATTCCATCTGCTATTGCCATATTATTTTATTTTTTTATTAGATTATTAATTATGATGTAGTAGATTGTCCTGGATCAGAAGCTGTGTATAAATTCAAATTACCTGTATATTCTCTTAAAGCTTCATACTGCTTACAAGCAAGAGTTACTGTCCACCCATTATCATCATTTACTCCTGCTCCTGATGCTCCTTCAGCACTTGTCATGCTTAAATAAGTTTGATTACGCAAAGGATTAACCCCTTCGTTTTCGTATTTTTGACTTAATCCTAATACATAGTATTTGCCATTATTACCTACTGCTATTGCCATCATACAAGTGTCCATCAATGCTTGTATAGCTGCTCCTTTAGCTGAATCCATTTCAGGCATCATAAAAGTTAAAGTAGACTCATAAGCAGTAGACCCATTCTCTCTAGTTGCTGCTACGCTAAGAGTAGGAATTTCATTCTTGAACTCATAATTATGCCATGTAGCTATTGACCCTCCAGTATCTACTATACTAGAAATAGCATGAGCTGTAGCACTATTAGTATATGTAACCGCATCACCTGCTACACAAGACCTTATAAGAATATTTCTTATACCTCCTGATGACTGTAAGTCTCCACAGCCAATATTTACTCCTTTAGTTATTGCCATTGTTTTATTTTTTAAAAGTTAAAAAGTATTTAGGGTGAGATTTCTCCCACCCTATTTACAATATATTTAGTCTACTAATACAGCACCATTAACTAAAGAGTTCCATCCGTACTGGAAGCCCATAGTAAATCCTGCTCTAACATACATATTTTCAGTAACCTCATCATAAAACATTTTAAGCTCATTTTCTGGATTTGTTACATCAGTACCAATAAATAAGTTAGCTTTAGCTGCATATATACATCCTGCAGTTGCATCAATCGCTGCTCCTGCTGCTGTAAATAATGCAGGGAAAGTAGCTCCTGCTAAAGCAGTTAAAGCGTCATCCCATTCGTACATAGGTACTAATTCTACTCCTCTGAAGTATAATCTTTGTTTTCCTACTTGAGCTTCTGAATGTCCGTAATCAACTGAACCTGCTGAAGCAACTTGAGTTAATGCACTATACCATGCATTATAGATATTTGGATTACAGAAAATTCTTTTCTCTGATGCAGGTACTGAGTGTAATTCTGCTGAAGCAGTATTATATACATCTTCTAAGATTAAGATAGCATCTGCTGAAGGTAAAGTAGCTCCTACAGTAACATACGCAGGTGCTGCTACACCTAAAGTTCCTTGTACTTCTCTCATTTGAGTTCCGTTAATTGCTGCTCCTGCTGATAATGTTACCCAAAGTCCATCTCCCATTGAAGCATAAGTACAATCAATAGCAACTACTGCTGCTGCATTGTCTCCTGCCCACATATTTCTAACCATATCATGCTGAATACCATTTCTAACTCTGTTAATGATAACGTCAGCTAATTGAGTACCAGTAAGGTCAGGCATATTTACACCATTCTTATAAGATTCAACAATTACTTGATCTTTAAACTCATCCCAACATTGAGTTTGTTTAACTGAAACATTTTCTACCATAATATGCTTCTGAGTTACGGTAAAACCTGCAGGATCACAAGTGTTAGTAACACCACAACCTGTATGTACTGCTGTAATGCTTTTTAACTGAGGTGCCATTGTTATATTTTGTCTATATTTCACAGCAGGATAAATAGTATAATTTCTCATAATATCATCTGAGTGGAACATAGGCTCTAATAAAATTTTTGATGCATAAGTACCTAAATACCCTGCTCCAATTCCATCTAATGCTACATTTGCCATTTTTGTATTTTTTTAATTATTATTTTAAATTCATTTTTGATACTATTCCATTCCAAAATTGAGTATCTTTATTTTCTACATTATTCTCTACTACTACTGAAGGGTCTCCATCTGTAGAAATTTCAGTACCCTTTGCATTTGCTTTACTTAATAAAGCTGTTAGTCTTTCAACTTCCATAGTAAGAGTTTCTTTTTCTCCTTCTAATTCAGTTACAGACCCATTAACTTCAGTTATTTTACCCTCTAAATCTGAAAATTTATTTAAAATTTCAGCTTCATCAGCTACAGTAACCTCAACATTTGATTTAGAATCAGTATCTCCATTATCACTTTTAACTCTAGCGATAATATCTTCAACCTTTCCATTAAACCAAGCTTTTAACTCATTAGTCATTTTTTTACTTTTTAGATTAATATTTAATTTGTTTTTGATTTCTTCGCTTGTTATATTTTTAAACTTAGAAACATCATATTTGGCTGCTACCTTAATAGCATCCGAGACAGAATCTATAAATCCTAGCTCAAGTGCTTCATCAGCATTTAACCAAGTTTCTTCATCCATCATATCTTTAACCTTATCATAAGGTAATTTAGTTTTCTTAACGTATATGTCAGCAATTTCACCACTTATTTTATCTAAAAGTTTTGCTGTTTTTTTCATTTCTTTAGCCTCCCCCATTGCTCCACCCCAAGCATTGTGAATCATAAATAAAGAATTTTCAGCCATAATTACATTGTCAGCAGCTAAAGCGATAACACTTCCCATACTAGCAGCAATTCCTTCAATGTAAACAGTAGTTGTAGCGGTTCTTTTCTTGATAATATTATAAATAGCCATTCCATCAAATACATCTCCACCAACACAATTAATGTGAATATTCATTGGCTTCTTTTTATATCCTTTAATTTCTTCAATGAAGGATTTAGCATTTAATCCATAAGCTCCTATCTCGTCAAATATGTAAACATCTACTATCTCTTTAGATGCTTTTGATTTTATATTATACCAGTTTTTATTCATAGAAGCGAAAATATACCTATACTTTGGTATTATTACGAAGTTTTTGGAATAAAATTTACCAAGTAATATTTTGGGTAATACTTTGCTTTATTCTTTCCTTGTAAACTATAGTTTGTGCTTGTCTTTCAGTTATATTATATTTTATAGATAAGTCCATAAAAGTATGTGATCTATGACCATCATTAAATTTCAACAGACAATCAAAATCATATATTATCATATAGTTCCTTAAAATTTTAGGAGCTATAATACCCTTCTCAATAAGATGCCTTATAGTATCTTTAGTCAATGGTGATTCAAATCTTTTAACTACTTCTTTCTCTAATAAATCTATATATTCTTCAACAACAATTATATCGTTTTGTCTTTTAGCCATAGTTTATTTTTTAGACAATTTTTTTTTACTCTTTGTAGTTTTTAATTTCTTATTAGCTTTCTCTAAATATTTAACTAATTTTTCTTTTTTTATTTTTTCGTTTTCTTTTTTAACATTCTCAGTATTTATATAATCAGCTATTTTATGAAAAAAATGACAAACTGACTTTCTGCATCCTGTGCAGGTTTTGCTTTGTCTTACATTTGGAAATTGTTGTTGCCATAATATAAAAAAGTAATTTAATGCTTGACCATCATATTGATTGTCTTGATGCATTTTTTCTTTATTTACTATTGACAAGCTAAGAATTTTATCTTTCTTTTCCTGATCGTAAAGTTTAATTATTGATTCATAATCCATATTTATAAAGTTTAGTTATTATTCTTTCCATTTATCTAAAGGACACTCTCCAAAAAACTCTTTAGTAAGAGTTGTCTTAGCATCTAAGAAGCAACTACACTTACCACATCTTGCTCCTTTATTCCATTTAGGATATTTTAGCATTGCAAAGTTTCTGTAAAAGTCGCACTTTTTACAGGTATCTAGCCTATCTTTTTTTACTTTCTTATTAACAAACATTTGTTTATATTTTAAAATGAGGCATTAGACTGAATTACACTAACATTTGTCTGACTATTAGTAATGTCAGACTCAACTACTATTACTTTTCTTTGACCACTCATAGCTCCCATCATTTTATTTTGATTATTAGCATTAAATTGTGCTTCTGAAAAAGCAGGGCTACTCAGTAACCCACCATCAGCAAACTTAACACCACCACCTGCTTGATTCATATCTGATAATTGATTTCTAAACATGGCTGTGCTTCTTTTATTTATAACAGCTTCGCCACCTTCTAATTCATTCACTCTACCTCCTGCTGAAAACTTAACTCCACCATTTGCATGACTTGCTCCATGAACCATACCCCCTTTTGCATATTTGTTATCTTCATTTACAACCCCTCCATCAGAAAACTTTGTTTTCATTAATTTTTTGACAAATAAAAGCATAGCTATTGCACCGAAAATACCAAGAGGTCCTCCTGCTGACTTTAAAACAGACTTAATAGCTTTAGGTATTAAACTTACCTTATCTGCAATAGTTTGATAAATAGTTGATGCTGTATTTTTACCTTGAGATATTGTTTCTGCATTTTCAGCACCTACTTTAGTAAGTATGCCTAAAGTTTGTAAATGTTTTAGTGTTGTACTAATGGTAGTAATTACATTTGCAGCTTGAGAGATTTTATTTCCTACTTCTTTTACTTTATTTAGATTCTCATTATCCCCTGCTAAACTTACCATTGCATCACCTACATTTTTCATTGAAGAAACTTGCTCATTAAGAAGGTCTCTTGCAGCTTTATTTGTTTTAATATCATTTTCACTTATATCATTTTGAATACCTATAAGTTTTAAAGCGTTACCTTCATGCAAACCAGCTTTATCTAATAAATAAGCTTTTTCTATTTCTAACATTTTTAAATTAAAATCAATCTGGCTCATCATAGTTAATGATTCTTCTGATTTTAAAGCTATCTTATCTTTTTCAAATTGATCATCTAAAGCTTTTTCTTGCAATTTAATGCTATTTTTCTCAATATCTAACTCCTTACTGACAAGTTTACTTCTTAGCCTAATAAATTCTTCATTATATTCAGCATATGTAATTAGTTGATCATCAAATCTTTTTCGTAAAAGGTCTTGTTCATTTTCTATTTTCTCTTTTTCAAGATTTAAAACTTGTGTGTCATATTCTGATTTTGTAATTTCTTCTAGTTTTAATTGTTCTTTTAAGAACATAATTTTTGTATCAAAATTTAATTTAGAAGCATCTAAACCCTTTTTTTCTATTAAATCATTTAATTTAAGCTGATCAGTTAAAAATTGAGACCGCAAATCAGCTCCTCTTTTACCATTTAGTTCACTCTCTTTTAATGTTGCAAATTCTTGTCTGTTTACCTGCATACTTGCCTCTATCATTTTCATAGAAGTTACCTCTATAGTTTCAAGACCATCAAGCTGTCTTTGTCTAAGAGCGTTTTGTTTATTGGTGAGCATTAAATCATATTTAGCTGATTTTTGTCCTTCTTTATCAGCACTCCCACCTCCTGTACCACCCTCATCTAATAGGTCATCTACATCAGCAGCATCAATAGTCTTTTGCAATTCTTTAGCAATAGAATTAGCTTCTTTTATTTCTTTTTTTATTAACGATATTTTTTGAAATGCTTCAAATACTTCCTTATTATCTCCTGTTTCAACTCCTTTCTCAGCAGCAGCTTTCTGTAGACCTACACCAAACGCAATTTCTGCAGCTGAAAACTCACCTTCTAAACTTTTTTTATACTTAGATATAACCTTCTCGTTTTTTTCTAATTGCCTTTCTAAATCTTTTAAATTAAGATCATTTTCAGCCTTTTTTGTAACTGATAATTCAAATGTAGCAAGTTCTAATAATTTATCTTTGTAATCATCTGCTGCTGCTGTTAAACCTTCAAAAGTAGCCTTGCCTGCATCAAGTTCAGAGAAAAAGTCAGGATTAATTTTATTTAATTTTTTAAGTATTTTTTCTTGATCCTCTAAAGAAGTTGTTTCGTCATCAAATTTCTTTATTAGTTCATCAATCATGGTGATTTTTTTTGAATCTGTAGCTTCTGCACCTTTTCTAATATCATCTAAGGTTTTCTCTTTATCTACTATACCTACAATAGACCTTCCATATTCATCTGTAACGGCAGCTAATTTTTCTTCTGCACTAGCGGCAAAGAAAAAGCCTGCAGCTAACTCTGCTACTCCAATAACTAAAAGACCTATACCTGTTGTAGCTATAGCTGTTGCTAAGCCCCGTAAAGAAACTGTAAAGATTTTAGTTGCAATGTTAGCACCATTAACTGCAACTCCTGTAGCAGTTACATTTGCTGCCAAGGC